GTTGTGCAGCATGTGTATGATCAGGCGTTTCCTGGCAACTCCACTGCTCAGGTGCAGAATGCGGCCGAATTGCGCAGAATCAGGGACGTCAACGTAAACACCGAATTTTTTGGTCGGATAGAAATTGGCAAAGACGTGGCCGCGCCCGAGAGGTTGGCCCGGGATGCATCTATAAGGACTACTGCGTTGCCAGCATCCAGGACGCCGCTCTTGGATGCAATAATCGCGTCGGCGAAGCGTAATTTCAACCCGCCTGACATTCAGAGCCAAAGCATCGTGGAGGAGTACGCTCGCCACCTTGTAGATAGATTTGAAGAGCATTGTTTTGTGCCGAATTATAAGGCTATATTGGCCGGTTATCAAAAGGACCGTCTCACGTTTAACGTTGTGGACTATTTGGATTGGTTGGCGTCGAAGAATGAGGCATACAGGAAGACGCTGATGGCACAATGCCCGGACGAGCTTGTGGAGTTGGATCTGGAAAGGTTTGACACCATAGTTAAGTCTAGGATAAAACCCAAACTTAGCACGGCTGCACAACACGAGCTATCGCAGCCGCAAGTAATTGTTATAATGTCGAAGAAGAACACCGCGTTGTTCACTAGTTTGTTTAGGGTCATCTTCCAGAGGTTGGAAGCAATACTCAGGCCGGAGTTTTTTAGTGCAGGGCGAGCGTCGGACGCCGATATAACGGAGTGGCTTACTGATAACATGGCTGCATTACTGGGCCTAAAGGCGGTAGAATTGGATTCGTCGAAGTACGACAAATCGCAGAATCTATTGGCCAGGATTATAGAATCGGTGTTGTTCGGTGACTTGGGCCTGGATCCACAGGTCTCAAAAATTTACGAGGACTCTTATGTGGGAAAAATCTCTAGCCGGAGCCTTGGGCTTGTGTTCATTTTGGCTTACCAGATGAAGTCCGGAGCCCCCGATACCATGCTTGGCAATTCAATTTATAACGTGGTATCCGCTGGCGAATCCATAGGCTGGGCATATATATTGTATATGATATTTAAG